GTCCTTAGTCCGAACAAACTAACAATGTAGCAGTTGGAGTAATCACTACGACTAGGTTGGACCGTCCGAAGACGCCTAGAAGCACCAAGCGCGCGAATTGCGACCAAGGTGCGCCGTTGTTCAGTCGGTGGGCTCCCGACGGTCCCCCGCCGGGCGGCGGGGTGTATGTTGAAAGGACAATGGGCGGACTTCGCGCGTTAGAGATCCCGTGCCGCCATGTCCTCGATGAGGACATGTTGGATTGGGACTCCAAGCGTGAAGTCGTTCCGGAGGAATGAGCAGACATCGAGCGTTTGCCTCTCATTTAGACCATAAAACTTGTCGACAAACGACAAGCTCTCAACCCACGTGACGGGTTGACTACCAACGTACTGGATTTTGTACGGATTGTCATCAAGGATCTTATCACCAATGCCGACCTGGCGGTCGATCCCATCTGCGTATGCCAGCAGAATGGGGTCCCAGTTATACTGTCTGAGACCATTGGCGATACCTTGGATCCACTCTACCCTTCTCTTTGGCGCTCGGTCCACAGTATCACACAGTATTCTCGAGAGGAGTTTACCGGTCTTTGGAACGAGCAGAAAAGTGTTACCAACCGCTATAAACCGACCTGAGCAAAAGCCGGCGTCTAGCGGGTCATAGGACACGATGGCCTCCACCTCCATGCCGAGGCGGAAGTATCGCGAGACGATACCGTCTGTCCATCCGAGTGCTGCGAGATCCGTGTCAACCATAACAGTGACAGAATCATCGCCGCAGACGATGGACACCCACCGCTTGTGTTCACCATGTATGTAGAGCTTCATGGCGATGTTGGCGGCGGTGTCGCCAGCAGAAGTGTCGGACCAACCGGACTGCATGGCGGGGACGGTAGAATGCTTCGTGCGCAAGCGGCTACGACCAAAATTGGTAGGAGTTTTCTCCCCCGAGTGACGCCCACGACGCAACATTGTCGCCACACGATGGGGCAACTTGAGGTCGTAGACGCGATACAGGAAGTCGAAAGTACTCGCACCCATGTGCATGTCAAAGCGTGATTGGTCGTCCTCCAAGACGACAATCCGCTCCCCAGGGAGGAGAGTGGACGCAACCATCCGGAGACAGTCGCCATACGCTTTGCCAATGCCCACGTTGGTCATACCACACGTGTACACAAAGTGACGGCCAGCGGCGAGG